GAGGATGTTTGATCTATACCCCATTTGAATCTAGGATATACCATGGAGTTTTTTGGTATTACTGTTCCTGCTCCTAAACTAGAGGATATTTGTATCTGATCATAATTACTTCCATCACTATCTGTTATAGCACTTCCAGAATCCAAATGTACCAATAAAGGGTTAGTTGTTTGATCTGTATCTAATACAGAATCAATAACTGCAAACGAAGCCGTTATTGGGAGGTCTGCAGTACCTGTATTTACTACTGCTGAAACATGAAATCTAACAAACTTAGCCTTTTCGGTAATTGCAAATCCTGTGTTTAGAAATAACCTACTTGGTTCGGTGCCAGAGCCGGCATTAGCATAAGATTGGTTCCATAGGCCAGATCCTTGGACTCCGAATTTTTTAGGACCCCACCATTTAGTTGCATTTGTAGATTTAAGGTAAACACCATAATTAATTGTCTTTTCATTTGCAGAATATATATTTCCACTTGCACTTATATTACCTGAGGCTGTTATATGAGAGGTAAATTCTGATGTACCTGTTACTTTAAGTATTCCACTTGGTTGAGCTGTTCCTCCTACATGTAATTTTCCATCTATACTACTATTACCACCTGCTACTAAATTTGATGGTATCATTTGTGCACCTATAATATTCCCACTTGCACTTATATTACCTGAGGCTGTTACATGAGCAGAATCTCCTGGATTACCCAAACTAATTGTTGAACCAGATATTACTGTATCTGATGGACCTCTTCCAAAAACAAATGCATTATCAAAGTGAATAATCTTTACCCCATTATGTTTATAACTTGCATTACTAGTTCCTGATTTTACATTAAAAGTATTTGCTTGTACCTGTCCACTTGAACTTATATTTCCTGAGGCTGTTATATTTCCTATTAATACTATTCCGTCTGTAAAATTTGTATTGCCTATTTCTAATTCATTTGTACTATTAGCCGCTCTTGCAAAATGTCTAAAAGTTCCTCCACTGTCTTTAAGTCCAAAATTTGTAGCTGCTCTTACATGACCAGCAAATACATCTCCACTTGCACTTATATTACCTGATGCTGTTACTGGTGCATCTAATTTTATATTTGTTCCTTCAATTTCAGTAGAATTATTCACATTCCCAATGTTAAGAGTAGTCGTTCCTCCTAAATCTGTAAGTTGACTTATTATGCCCGTACCTAATATACTATAGGTTTGTGCATATATATTACCACTTGCACTTATATTACCTGAGGCTGTTATATGGCCTGTAAATGTATGAGTATCAGTAATAGCATTACCTAGCGTTGTATTTCCTGTTGCAACAAAAGCTCCACCAGTTAAAGTTCCGGTTGTAGTAATAGCTCCTTCCCCTACATCTATTGATGTAAATCCGGATGTTATAGAACCAGCATTTACTGCTCCTACTGTTACTATTTCTGAACCTCCTGCAATTTTAGAAAATATAGATCCAATGAGAATACCACCTTGGGATAACCTAGTACCGTTTATATTAGTGGCAACTATATCACCTATTGCTGATATATTACCTGATGCAGTTAGATGAGTAGTTAAAGTAGCGCCTGAATTAAGAATGCCCTTCATTGACATGTTTCCACTTGCACTTATATTTCCTGATATATTTACACTTCCTGTAAATTGATGGATATCATCTGTGGAATCACCAAAGGCAGTTGAGCCTGATTTAGTTGCAATTACTATGTTAGTAACAGAAGAAGACACAATGTATTCATTGGCTGTTATAGAGCCTGAAATAGTTACATTATTTCCATCAAATGAAATTGGAAGAAGACTACCTGTTCCGTCTGCTAGGTTAGTCCCGTCTGTTTGGACTACTCTTTTATAAGTGTCCTGTATGTTTTGATCCGTTAAATCGTTTACGCTCATTTATAACCATTTTTATTTTTGTTTTTCAAGAACTTTTAATACACCCCTTATCACTTTATCTGTGTTTTTCACGGTATTTTCTTGTAGGTATGTTGCTACTATATTGTTTAGTGCGTTACGCTTATAAGAAATATTGTCTACGTTTATATCGTCTTTTATTAAAAGTTTGAATAAATTTATAACGTGTTGTGTTTCAGTAATTGTTGGTTTTTCATTCTTAACTTTAACCCTTACTTTAGTTTCTACAATAGGTTTTTTAGTTGTTTGTGATTTAACTTCAACAGTTACTTTTTTACTTGCATCTACTTCAAAGTCACTTTCCCATGGTGTAAAATAAGTGTCTTCAGCAATAACTTCTAAACGAATGTTACCTGAAGTGTTTTCATCAATTAATCCTTTTAATTTTCTAATAGGAATTTCACATTTTCCACCGGAACTAATAGATCCGTTAAAAAGTAAAGAGTAGTCAGAAGTTTCAACTACTAAACGTGCTTTTGATTTACTTAAACTGGCACCCTCTAATTTAATGTCACACTCAAAGAGTTCAGACTTGTCCGTAAATAATTTATACATAAAGTTGTTTTGTTATAAATATAAAATAAATATTAAAACTTGATATTTTCTGTTAGTACTTCAATACCTAATACTTTTTCTGCTAATAATTTTATGTCAGAAACTTTGATTTTATAGTCTTGGATTTCTTTAGTTTCTTTGTATGTTTTTCCTTGAATCTTACAAACTAATTTAACAAGACGTTTTTTCTTTTCTTCGTCTCGCATCCAAGGCATGTCATCTTCTATAACACCCCCACCTCCTAAGGCTTCTACTGCTTCTACTGCTTCTTCAACTAAAGCTACATCATTCCAAGTATATGGAAATTTAGATGCTTTAAAACCTACTTTATAATCTTCACTGGGGGGTGCAATATTCCATTTAAAATCTGCATCTTCCCATTTTATTTTTGCCATTTATTATCCGTTAAATACCATTAAGTATTTTGAGCCTGAAGCCGATCCACCCCCACTACCGGATAACCATAAGGCACCTGATACTAAAGGTTCAACTGTTGGTAAATTTGTTAACATTGCTGAACCAAAAGAACCTGTGGATGTAAAACTTGCGCTTATATTACCTGAGGCTGTTATGTTAGATTGTACAAATAAACCATCATCAACCCCTGTTGTAATAACACCATCAGCTGTGTCAATATATTCACCAGAATCAAATGTAAATCTAGTTGGTCCTGTTATAGATCCATTAATAATTGCATTTCCATTAACTGTTAGATCGTCCGTAATAGTTGCATCATCAGAGATTACTAATCCTTCTGCTGTTAAAATACCACTTGCACTTATATTACCTGAGGCTGTTATATGGTTAGCTACTTCTAAAAAAGAAGAACTTATTGTTCCTTCTACTACTTGGGTTCCTGTGTCTGATAAGTTTAATTTACTATCTATTAAATCACCATACTGTGCTTGTGAGGGTATATCGCCTGTTTCGAAGTATCCTTTTAATGTTGTTCTGTTGTATTTTGCCATTTTATGCTATTTGATTATTTATACCTATTTGAGTATATCCTACTCCTGTTCCTATTTGTTGTATGTTTTGTGCTCCTGTTGCTGCTCTTACTTGTTCTCTTGTCATAGAAACTCCTGTAGGTACAACAGACAATTCGCTATTAAATACTACTGTTGATTTACTAAAGAATTTTTGTGGTTTTTTAGTTAATTCTTTATTAATACTATCTGGTACTAAATATCCTTGAAGTTTTAAGTCAAATGTAGATTTAATTATTCTTTGACTACCTTGAGCTAATTCAATAGTATCTTGATATTTATCTATTTTTGCATTAAATTTAAATTTTTCTTTATCCCCCCAATATGAGTCTGATGTATAGTTGATCATTTCAATTAATTTATTCATTTGAGTTATATAAGCTGTGAACATTATACATGTATAGTTTATATTAACAAAATCAGGAACTACTACAGTGTGGAATTCTTTTTGTGGTATTCTATTTTGTAAAACTGAGAAATTATCATATGTATTTTTTTTAGAATATTTTTCTTGAAAGGTATAATATAATTGTGGGTTATTACCATCTAATTTATTACCTAAATCTCTTCTTTTTTCAACACTATTTCTCTTAAACATAATTAAGGGAGATTGTCTTTTACCTTCTTTATCTCTATAAAAACCATCTTTTTGAACTGATTTCCATCTTTCAGGTGAACCATAAATTATAGGAACATTTGTTCTATTACCATTTATAATAACTGAAGGTTTAATAACATTATTAAAGTAAAACATTATTGCTTCATCATGGTCTTGAAGACCAATTGAAATATCTTGTACTGTATCGTCTTTACGAGTAGTTATTCTTCCTCTATTTACATTTGGTCTTGTTTCTGGAGGATTAGTACCAGCTACTGTAGGTGTAATATTATTAAGTAAACGGTCGTATCCGCTTGCGGGGATAGGTCTTCTTGGATTTATTTGTTTATTGTCTGACATATTATTCTAATAAATTTGCTTCTCCACCATCTAATTTTGTTGTTGTTGGATATTTTCCTTCTCTTAAAGGTATTAAATTTAATCTTTGTACTCCTGATATTATTGCATTAACTAATACAGAAAAACTATCACCAAAATCTGTTGTTTCTGTTGAAAGAGCATAATCAGGATCTCTACCTAATATAAGTTGATTTTCTATTCTAGCATCTACTTCATAAAAGTTATTTCTAAATAATATTATATCTCCTACTTCAGGTACTAAATTTATATCTTTAAGTTCATTTTTTAAAAACTGAAAGCCAATAGTTTGATTAACGTCAGATCCTAGCTCATCGGAAGTCCATGATTGGTCTGTTCTATTAATCAAACATGCTATTTTTAATGGTTCATAGTAATTTTTACCTATAGCCTCACCATAAACATTAGCAGTTGTTTGTTCTAAAGCAAATTTATAATAAGCCACTTCTGTTTGGATTATATCCTTTAAAAGTTCACTATTTATTGTGTGAAATAAATTTATGTCTCTACTTTTTCCAAATAATGCCATTACAATCTTCTTAGGGTTTCTATTCTAAATTTAACATTTTTTAACCCATCTATTCTCATGTCTGATGTTTTTAAATTAGAAGTTAACATATCTTTTTGCATTTTTACTATGTCTGCTTTTGGGTCAGTTCTTGATACGAATTTAATTTTTACTCTTGTATATTCAATTTTTTCTTTTTGAACATATTCGGGGGGTGTAATATTATTTACAATTGTTACTTTTTCTAAACCTCTAATTTGATCTAATATATTTGTGATACCCGTCCCTCTATCAGACATAAGGGATGCCTGTATTTGGTAAGTGTTCATTACTTCTGATAGTATGTCTTTTAATTTTATCATTATCCTATATAAATATGGTATGGTACTTTATAATATGTTTCTTGTGTTTGTTGTGCTTCTTGATTTTTTCTTTCAAGTTGTTTTAATCTTGTAGTTTCTTCAAGTAATTCTTTTAATTCAGTGATTAATTTATCTTTTTCTTCTTTAGCTTCTGATAATAGTCTAGTATAATCTAAAGTTGTTGTATCTCCAGGAATAGGAATTGTTTGGTATTTACCTCTTATACTTCCTAACATTTCTTTAGCTAATGCTAAAGCATATCTTCTAATCCATTGTCTTCCTGGTTGGTTTATAAAAGAATATGTGGGAGTAGTGTAAGGAACATTTGATATATCTGTTATTAAATTAGGTGATGTATCTTTAATAGGAGCATTTGCTACTGATTTTAATTGGTATTCAAACCATAATGTATAATTTCTATTGGGGATAGGAAATAATTTTAAATATCTATTTGCTTCTATATTAAAATGATATCCTGATTTTCTAATTGTATCATTTAATTCAATTGCTTGTAGTTTTTGTAAATCAAAACTTAAAGGCATTAACATAAAATTTACACCCGGTGAAAAATTACCAAATCCAAAACTTTGCATTAAAGATTGAATTCCTGTACCTGTACCTGCGTAAGGATCAAAGTATCTATTAATTGCTGCTGGTTGGTAATGTTTAATTCTTTTAATATAAACTGCTTCTGAACCACTAATTGTAGAACCTATAGCTGATAGTAAATCGTATGATTGTTGACCTACTGTTACTTCTAAGGATCCTGATAATAATTCATAATCTCCCCCACCCCCATCTGTTTCATTTCCATATTGTTCAGATACATTAATAGTACCCCCCATATTAGGAGTTATTAATTGGTTATTATAATCTGAACCTGTTGTGTTTCCCTCTAAAGTTTGAAAATTATTTATTATTTGAAAATTATATAGTTGGGCCCCATATTCATTAGTAGCTTCTTCAAAACAAGTAAAAAAATTAGCTGCTTGTAATTCAATATCTACTAGGGGGTATCCTAAACGTTTAGCACACCAATCTGCTATATTAACTGCGTCTGTTTGAAATACAGTGTCTGTATCATAAAATGAAAAGGGTGTTGCAGTTGCATCAAATGATGATGAGCCGGGCCATATAGAGATGTTTGCCATTTTAAATAGAATTATGTTCTATTATAAATATGAAAAGACTACGAAAGAGGTTACATTCCGTTTAATAATTCAAATACTTCGTTTATTGCTATGTGGCGGTGATTATCTTCTAATACTCTTTTATAAACATATTGAGAATTGTTAATTTTAGGCAAGTCAACTATTGCAGAGTAATTTTTATCTTTTAAGTCAATTTGTTGATTGTCTCCACAAAATATCATTGTTGATCCCTTTCCTAATCTACCTAATGCCATTCTAAATTGTGAGCGAGTTAAATTTTGAAATTCATCAACTATTACAACACTGTTTTCAAATGTTCTACCTCTAAAGTGAGCCAATGAAACTAATTCAATTGATTCGTCTTTTTCCATTTTTTCTAATATGAGTGGTTTGTTGTAAATTTTACGCATGTTAGATTTGATAGGGACAATCCATGGTTCCATTTTTTCCTTTTCTGAACCAGGTAGAAAACCATTGTCTTCAGTTGATACTGTAGGTCTTGTTATAATAATTTTATTAATCATTCTCTTGAAAAACATATCTAATGCAACTTGGCAAGCTAACAATGTTTTACCACTACCCGCTTTTCCAACGATAAAGTTAAATGGGTGGTGTAAAATTGCTTGTTTAGCAGCTTTTTGTTCTTCTGAAAGTGAAAGTGAAAATCTAACCGAGCCTTTTGGGGGTCTTTTTGCTGTGTTGGTTTTTACCATAAATGTAACATTTGATTATACATATAAAAAAGAGAGCCGCTATTGCGGCTCTCTTTCAAAATATATAATTAAACTAAATCTTAAAGATCGTTTAAGTCTTGAATTAATACTTTACCATAGAAATCAGGTCTTACCATTTTCTTAGCATATCTAGTCATAATACCTTTTCTTGGCGTGAATGATACTGGATCGTATACTAGAGGAGTCATGATTAACGGAATGTAAGGAGCAAAAACAGCACCAGTTTCAAGGAATTGAGATCCTTTATAACCCATTAAGATAACATTTTCAGTCATGTAAGGGTTTTTGTAAACTGTATATCTGTTGTTTATTGCACCAATCTTTTGAACACCCATATTATATTTACTGCTTTCTCCTGCTGAGTCAGCTGCAAATCCTGGGATAGATTCTAAGATTGTAGAAACTTTTGGAGAAACTACTAAGAAATTAGCACCACCTCTTAAAGTTTTCTGGTGAATTAAGTTAGAAACTTTCTGTAATTTAACACCTAAAGTTTGGAACCAAGACATTTTAGTGTAATATACACCACCTGAGTTATTTGTTGATGTGTAAGTAACGTTTGATGTACCACCTGCAGTAGTATTTGAACTTACAGATACATCTTGTGCAACTTTAGCACTCCATCCTTCAACTGTATCAGCGTTTCTGATTAACATATCTAAGATTTCTAAATCAATTTCCATTGAAATGTACTCACTTAAGATTGAAGTTAATTCTGCTTCAGCGTCAATTGAATGATAAGCATTAAGATCTTGAGCGAACTCAGGAGTCCATTGTGCTTTCAATTTACGTGTTTTAGCAGCAACTGTATCACTGATTAATTTAACATTAATTTCAGGAATTGATTGAGTTGAAACACCAGCAGATGGAATTGAATCTTCAAAGTCACCTCTATCATCTAAATTATCTGGTCCTTTTAAGTAAGTAATAGTAACATTACCAGGAGCTATACCCGCTGATGAAGAAATTACAAATTCAACATTATTGTTGTTTAATCTTGTAAATTGTGGGAATGAACCTGATAAACTAGCAGCAGCAGCAAATCCTACTTTAAATGCTCTAATTGCTTCAGGATCATGATCAGTTAAATCTGTAGCTAAAACTGCTAATGTTTTAACTACTGATTTAGCACCACTTGTTGCTCCAAACTTACCTGCTTGAGAAGCTGAGAAGTCAGTATCTAAATTCAATATGTTTGCAAAAGCAGCTGAACCTGTTTGGTATTTTGTAGTTGAAACTGCTGAAGTAGCTGCTCCTGCTTCTTGTGCTAATGTTGATGAGTTACTTTGAGTTACTGAGTAACCAAATTCACCTGCACCATAAAGACCTTTATTAAGATCACCGTCAGTTCTTTTAATAGTTGTTGAAGTAGACCCAGCAGCACCATAAAGTGATTCGTTAGCACCTTTAAAGTTTTGAGCTGTGCCATATTGAAAGTCAAGGTAGAAAATTAAACCTGCTGGTAAGTTCATTGGCTGAACTGACACTAGGTCTTTTGCTACTATTTCTCCAAATACTCTTCTTACTAATGGAAGAGCTACACCCGCCCATGCTTCAGAGTTACCTGCACTAAATGAAGCGTCAGTTCCTGTAGAACTAGCTTCATTTACAAGCTGTTTAGCTTGATTTTCTAATAACATTGACATGTTATTTTTTTCTGTAGAAGATTCAATTCCCTCTAAAAGTCCTGATTTTTCCCATTTGTTAGCTAATTTAGCTGACTGCTCGGAAAGAACTTGGTAAGGGCTTGCGCCTTCTAACAAATTGTTTACGTTGTTATTCATTTTTTTATTTTTTTTAAAATGATTATTAATTAATTTTAATGTTTGCTAATTTTTGGAAACGATTTACCATATTAGTCGATTCATTAAGAACTGGTTTCTTAGGAGCAGTAGATGTACCAGCTGCTCTAGAAGCCATTCCGATTCCTTCTTTTAATGATTTCGTTTTGTTTTTAAAGGATGTTTTCTTGTTATTAGCAACAGTGAAAGTGTCCTTGATTGTTTCGTAAATTAACTTAGCTTCTTTAGCAGTTTCAGCTTTGTCTAAAGTTTCAACTACACGTAGTTTTTGTCCTTCATTTAAAGTGTTTGCTTTAAAAATTCTGTTAACATACAATAATTTAGAGTTTAACAAATTGACTTCGTTAAGTTCAGTACGAACTGTTTCTAAAGCTGATTTAGTTTCTTCAAGTTCTTCATATACAGAAGCACCTTCAGAAAAGTTAGCTTTAATACGAGCGCCATCTGCTTTAAACCATTTAATCCAAGGTGAGGATGGAACTCTTTGTTGATAATCTTCAAAGCTTTCTCCTTCTAAAGGTACTAAATCTCCAGATTTTGATCCTAATCCGCCTTTTGCTCTAGGTTCTACATACTCATCAACTTCATCCTTAGCTTCACCAAAGTCACCTTCATTAACTTCGTCTTCGTTTTCGTCTAAATTGTTAATCTCTTCAAGAAGAGCATCTAAGTCAAAATTTTCGTTTCCTTCATGAACATAATCAGCTGCGTAACCTGCACGGTTAGCTGTTTCTGCTTTGTAGTTAACTTCCATTTCTTTTAAATCTTCTTCTTTTTCTTCTTCTTCTTCTTCTTCCACTTCGCCTTCTTCTAATTCTAGTTCATTAAGAATTTCTTCCAAATCAATTACCTCATCTAGATCTTCGCCTTTATTTTCCATACCCGTGATTTCATCCATTTCCTCATCCATGTATGTTTCATCCATAGTTTCGTCCATTTTTTCATCCATATATGTTTCTTCTAATTCTTCTTCTTCTTCATTTAAAGTTTCAGATAATTTAGCAGATAACATAGATTGTAGTTTGGGTGTAAAAGCTTCTTCTAGTGCGGCTTTTGCATTTGCAAGAGCAACTTCACGAACTGCCTTAGCGTCAGCGATAGCTTCTTTTAAAATGTTTTTTGCCATTTTTAAATAGTTTTTTCTCTTTCGAGTCTCGTTAATAAATTGTACGGGAAATAAGGATATTAGGATCCTTAATAGGGTTATAAATAATCAGGGACGGCTTATTGGGAAGCGCGTATGTTCAAACATACATATAACAAAAAAATAGAAAACAAAAGAGGCGCCGAAGCGCCTCTCTTAGTAAATATGTTCTAAAAAACTATTACTTTTTTGTAAAAAATGATGCTACTAAGATTAAAACTACTAATCCTACAAAACCACCGTTACCAAATCCTTCTACTAAAGAAGTTAGGTTAGCGATTACATCCATTCCAAATACTGATCCGCCTGTTAAAACGTACCAAAGGATTGTTACTGGGATGAAAGCCATAAATAATGACCCTAATCCACCTAAAAATCCGCTTACTGTTGAAAATACTTTTTCCATTTTTTTAATGCCTGTTACCAGGTCTTTTTTTAATTAATACTAAGTTTAAAACTTGTAAGACAAACCTAAGTTGAAAGAACCATTTCTTTCACCTGTTTCATCTTCTTTTAAACCCATACTGTAGTTAGGTTCAACGCAAAGCCCTTTCCACACATCATAAGAATAACCAAGTCCAACTGTTAAGTTGTCCATCATTTCTTCTGTTGGTGCTTGAACTGAAACGAACATATTTGCGTTCCAGTTGTAACGGCCCCAAAGGTCGTAAGAAGTTTCGCCTTCAGCGTCTTCTCCTGCCTTTACCAAACCAACAACGCATTTATCGTTTACTAAGTACCCGATACCCATGTTGTCAGTAAAATTTGTTGTACCCCATTCTTCGTTCAAGTCGCTGTCAGGAGTGTTTACAGTAGTAACTACCATAAATTGTGCTGATGCTGCAAATGTTGTTAGAATTGCTACAGCAAGTGTCATAATTAAATTTTTCATAATTTTTGTTTTAGTTAATAATTGTTTTAATTGAAAACAGGAACAGCTGACTACTGTTCTTGTGCTATTGAAGTACTTATAGTACTTTATGTTTTTTAATCTCTCATAGGAGTTAATTGTTTTGTAACCTTTATTGTTTTATAACCTTTATTGCTTGACATACATATAACTGGATTTTGGGAAACCCACGTTTTTTCGTGGATATTTTAAGAAAATGAACAATTAATTGTTCACGACTAACATTTACACATCCCTGTATTATCGCAGATAATGTCGCGGATTATGTTGTTTACGTTTGTATATTTATATTCTGGCATTTGTATTTTGCCTTCATTTAAACCTTTAGGAGCCATAAAAGCACCGTGTGTTGATGGTGTTGAAACAAAATCCCAACATAATAATTCAAAATCATCTTGTACTTCAACTGTACCTTCTGATAGATTTTCTGAAACTGAACCCATACCACGAGATGAAATACCAACTGTAATACCTGAGGCAAATAATGCTTTTAATATGTTTCCCGCTGGTGTGTTTAATACTTCAACATCGCCCATTACTGAATCACCTTCCCACCAACATCTTTTAATTGTGTGAGAAACATTTTGTAAATTAATTACAGATGATTCAGGGTGGTCTAATTCACCCATTGCTCTATTTTCAGCTACAGGACCCTTCATGTAAGCTTCAACCTCTCTTTTAAGAATACCTTCAGGATATATTCTACCATTTTGGTTTTTAGTATCTGCCGCTTGGAGTTTACCTGTAACTATTAGTGTTTTGTTTTCTCTTATAGAAGATTCAACTAATTGTTTGTCTACTTTAAACGGTCTGTATTCTTGTAATAGCATGTTATTTATTTTTTTTCTTTGTAGCGTCACCAAAATGAGGTCCAGTACCTGATACTCCAGGATTATTTATTGTGACAGCTGCGCTTGTTCCACTTGCTTCATTTGTTTTTTTCATAAAATTTTCAACATCATTGTATAAATCTTCGTTGCCTTTTTTTAATTTATCTAATAATTGCCAAGCGCTTAAATCTTTTCCTGGAAAATCTTCATCGTTGTGGTGTTCACCTAAACCATCATAATTTCTTTGTTTAAGAGCAGCTATAATAGCATAAACAGCATTTTGCATAGAGTAATTATATTTGTCTGCCATTGTTCTAATAAAACGGTCTAATGCTCTAGATACTTCTGGGTTTAAACTTTCTGTTAAAAGTTGTTTTCTTTGTTTTGCTTGCCAATCGTGTATGTTAAATTTTTTACTCATAGTTTTTTCTTACGTGTGTTCTAAAATTATTAAATAATTCTTTTAAATCTTCAGACATTTTATATAATACCATATCATCTGGATTATCTTCTGATAGTTTATTTAAATCTATTGCTTCTGCTTCTAAATCTGCTACCATTTTTTTAAAAGAACGTTTATATACTACTTTTGACTTTATTTGTCCCGTTTCTGGATCTGCAGGTTCATCTACAAAATAAAAATCTTTTGTATCTGTTTTGCCTTTATTTCCCCTAGCAGGATCTCTATCTTTTTTTAATTCACTAAAAGATGATTCTTTTATATTATATATGTCAGTAAGACTAACCATGGATTGTTTTTAACTCATTTACTAATTCATAATAGTTAAGCAAGTTAATAACGTTATCATCATTTACAGATGATTTTTTACATAATGGTTTAATCATGTCTCTAGTCTCAGTTAATTTTACGACTACTGCTTTATCTTCAACTTTTTTAGAATATCCTGTAATAGTTTTTTTAACTTCTTTGATTTCTTGGTTGAGATAAGACTTAAGAGCAGGGCTATTAGTAACGCTGTTAACATATTCTTTTAGGAGTGTTTTTTGGTTGTCTTGTAAACCACTATACTTACTGTTAAATTTTTCAAGTAAGACTTTGTAAGTTAGTAATCTAGTGTCACTGTCTTGTTTGCTAAAGTTTTCTAAAACTGTGTCTTTTTTAGCTACTGTTGGTTTTATAGTAATGTGTTCTAAAATATTTACTTTAGAATTAACTATTGATAGTGCTGTGGCTTTTTTATTTTCTAATAAATTAAAAATGGATGCCATTACTTTATAATCTGTTATTTTTGCTTTAAAGAAATCATTTACGTTGTAACTTTCTTTAATTTCTTTAATAAGATTATATTTTTCTCTTCTTAACTGACTTTTATTTAACTTTCCATGCGCTTCTAACAAAGTATCAATTAACATTGTAGCTTGACTATCTTTGTTATACTTTTGTGTAGCTAATGTATGATATATTTTATACTCTTTTAATAATTCTGTTTTAGAATTAAAGTGTTTTTTCAAAAAAGACAATGATTTTGTTTGATTTCCTGTAATAGTGTCGGAAGTCAACTGCCTAGTAAGAAGTTCAAATAAAATCCCAGTATTTTTGTACTTAGAATGCTTTACTTTCATATTTTTATAAATTCGAATTTATCGTATATAAATATAAGACTATTCTTAAGACTTAATATTTTTTTCAGATAACATTCCATTATTATCTCCTTCTGTTAAGATTTGGTTTTTATTTTGGAGTTTTTGAAGAGATCTTTTTATATTTTTAGCTTCAAATGTAGTAACTTTATTGGTTTCTGTTGGTTTAGGAGGTCTAGGTGGTGATTGTCCTTTTTTACCTAATGGGTCTCTACTAAAATTACTTTTATCTGAACCATAATTTTGAGGTTTTTCAACTGGACGTCCTGGATCTTTTTCATCATATCCTGTTGGTATTTGAGCGGGGCCTACTGATTTATCTCTTTTATTACCATATAACGAAGCTAAATCATGAGGGGTACCATATGACATACCTGATTCTGTTGGGTCATTTCCTTCATTTTCAAGTTGAGATAATCTAAATGATTGCATTGCATCATCTATTAATATATCTTTTTCTAAAGAATATTGATCAGGAGATAAACCATATATATTTTCATAAATCCAATCTTTACTAAATAATTTACCATCTAACATTTCTTTTGCTACTGTTGTTTTTGCTGTAAATAATTCAACCTTTTCTTGTTCATAAATAATAGAAGGTGTAGTTAATTCTAAAGAAAAATCTACTAATTGTTCATCTGTGAAACCTTGTGAATATAAATGTACTAACGCAATTTTAGTTAATTCTGATTCTACAATTCTTTGAACACGTTCAACGGTACGAGCAAATCTAACATCCATACCGGCTAATGTTGATTTTCCTTCTACTCCTTCTTCATAACCTAAAAATGGTTTAGGAATTTTTAAAGCAGCCATCATTTTAGCTTTTAAATATTCAATGTCTGTTGTTCCGTCATAATCTAAACCTTTAGTTGTTTCAATTTTAGTTGAATTGTCATTACCTCTTACTGGTATATAAAAATCTTCAGAAATATTTTGCATATTATATTTCAAGTTATAATCACCTGTTTGTTGGTCTATATAAGGTGTTTTTTTCATTTTACTAACAGTTTCTTTCATAAACTGTTCTACTTGTTCTGGAGGAATAGCTCCTACATTAATGTAAAATGTTCTTTTTTCAGGAGCTCTCATAATTCTATGAATTAACATAGCATCCTCCATTAACATTAACTGTTTAAATACTTTACGAGCTGGTTCTAAAAATGCTCTACCATAAGGAAGATAATTAGAATCTGTAAGTAATCTAAAGTGAGCAACTTCATAATTTTCTAATTGGAATTGATCCCGTCTAATTGTGTTTGTTGCACCTGAAGCTAAACCATTTGGATCTAGTGTAAAACGAGTGTAAGATGGGTTGTCAGGGTCTGTTCCTTCTTCTCTTACTACTTCATATACAGATAAAGGTATAACATTATAAACACCAAATTTTTCAGATACTTCTAATTTAAGATAAAAATCTCCATATTTACACATATTTCTAATCCATGTAGATAAATTAAATTCTACATTTAGAACATCATAAAATAAGTTGTGTAATACTTTTCTTATATTTTCATCAGTTGAATTAATATTTAATACTTGTCCATACTCATTTCTTGCTGTAGTTTCATCAGACATAATATCTAAAGCTGCGGCTATAATAGGATCATGGTCCATAGCTTCATAATCACTATAAAGCTGAAGTCGCATTGACTGATAATTTAATGTAGGGTTATATTGTAATGAAGATCCTACAGGTTTATGTAAACGTGTGAATCTATCATAAAGAGAATTAGAGGCTAGGTTTCCATATTTTTGGATCCTACCCGTATCCATTACTTTTAATTGTTTTCCTCCTACATTTCGAATAATTACATCGCTTGAAAATAATCGTTGTAATCTTGTAAATAAACTAGTATCTGCCATTTTTTATTTGTTTGTTATAAATATATTAAAGAAGCCAAGTCAAATCTTGTTGTCCTTTATCTCCTATATCTTGAGTCCAACCTGCGTCCTTTTTATTTGTCCCCCCTGTGTATACACCTGCTCCACTTCGTTGCCAATTTTTTAAAGTAGCATTTGTTAAATCTATTCCTTGTTGTGCAAATTTAAGAGCTGTATCTCTTACATAACATCCTGTTGCTAAGGACATAACTAAATCATCATTATATCCTGTTTGTGCTTCTGCTCTTCCGTTTTTCCAAATAAAAGTACGGAGTTCTTCCATAGTTCTATGTCCTTGAATTACTACTGACTTTTCTCTCATATAAGCATCTAATTTACCTATAGTTAATGGTCGAGTTTTCATTGACATTGTAAAACCAGGAACCATTTTTGTTGTGTCTGTTATATCATACCCTTTAGCTAAAAATGCTTCTGCGCTTGTAGCTGCATCCCCCTTGGGTGAATAATATAAATTTTGATAACCTTTATCAATTACTACTTGAATTGTATTCCATCCTATATTAGCATTTTCAACTACAAGTAATGCATTATTATATTCAGTTGCAATTGCAACTAACATATGTCCAAATTCTTTAGTACCAATTTGACCTTTAAATTCACCAATTTGTTTAGCTTCTTCAATGTCTATAATATGAAAAGCAGAATAATCTTTACTATCCCCTCTAGCTACATCAGCTACAATTAAATATTTTCTTGAATAGTCAGGATATTCCCAAATATGTAAATCACCCGCTATACCCCTTTTTTCTACAGGATCACATATAAAAGTTTTTTCATAGTAAGATAAAAGATCTACATCAAACACTGTATTACCAGAAGTTGTAAAATCACAGTCACATTCTTGTGCTGCCATTCTTAAACCTAACTCATCATCTTGTTTGTCTCTCCATATTTGGTCTCTTTCAGGATGTACACTCCAATGTAATTTAATGGGGGTAAATCCGTTTCTTCCTTCTTGGGCTTTAAGCCACATTCTATGAAAAAAGTTACCTGTGCCATTAGGTGTAGATAAAACAATTGCTTTACCCCCTGTTGATAATGTTTGTTGTGACGAACCCCAAATGTCTTCAATTCTATTTTCCTCAATAAAGGCAGCCTCATCAATAATTAATAAAGAAATTGCTTCTGATCTACCAGCATCACTTGCTGCTGACACTGCTTTTATTTGGGAACCATTAGTTAAACGTAATGCTAATTTATTTTTTTCGACAAAACCAATTTGTAACCAAGAAGGTAAATTGTCATACATAAATTTTACCTTTGTAACTAAGTTTTTTGCTGTGTCTTGTTTAGTTGCAACAACTAATATTGCTTTATCTTTTTGAAACAACATCATCCATAATGAAATACCTGCGGATAAAGTTGAAATACCTAACTGTCTAGACTTTAAAATAATACTTCTGTCGTTCTTTTGAAGTAATTTTAATGTACCTTCTTGAAAGGGAAAAAGATTAAATTGAATACGACCCCTTGTTGGGTGTTGAATATAACAGTATTTTTTCATAAAGTAAACTGGATCTTGAGCACATTTAATGTACTCTTGCTTTATGATTTGTTTTATATTTTGTTGAGCCATATTATATGTTATACATATTGAACTAAGGCGTTCTTGACTTGCTCTATACGTTCTTCTACAGTACCTTTAATTGTAGGAGTATTGCTTCTATGCATTCCTATAATTAATTTTATTTCTTTATCGATAGCCATTCTGTATTCTGCGTCTGTTTCTCTAACTCCATTGTTTTCTATTTCGACCCCTTCAGGAGAAACATAAAATAAAACGTCATATTCTTTTATTAAATGAAATAAAGTTGAATTTAGGTGGAATTTTTCATAGTCCTTCATTGATGTAGATAAATTAGAAAAAGCCATAACATCAACAATAGTTCTATCAGTTATAATTTTTTCTTGCATTAATTCAGCTGCTCTTTCAGCTGTAAAAACTAATTGTCCTTTATAAGTGCTATCTGTATTTAAGGGGATACCCATTTCCATAAGATACTTAGAACGTTCTGTTCTAAAATGATAATCTTTAAAATCAGGTAATTCTTTTAATGCATTTACTAGTGTAGTTTTTCCTACACTCATTGTTCCACAAAATCCTATTCTCATATTAAACCCTGATTTTTACAATATTCTAGTGAATCTTCATAATTAGTAAATATTTCTTCTCCTTTTTTTATATCTTTAATAGCTATAAACATAAATAATCTATTAATTGTATTTGTATCCCAATCCGCATTAGGGGTAGGAGATGAATTATATACACATCCATTTCCAAAAGGCCAAACTAATTCTTCCCCAGGTAAATTTTTAGGATAATGGAATATATATCTAAATATAGACCATCTTTTCATTAAATTAATCATTAAAGGGTGTACAGACATAAAATGACATTCTTCTATAATATCACCTTTTTTAATGTTTTCTTTTGCAAAAACCCCATAACCATGAATAGAGCTTTTTCTTGTTTCTGTTTTATGTTGAATTAAAACTTTATTATCTTCCATATTTTTAGTGTCTTGATGTTCCTTTCATTGCTGGGTTTTTATACCATGGTAAACCCTCTTTACCTTTCATTATTTCATTCCAATCATCATAGGTAAATTCAATACCATTTAAATAATATTCTTTTCTTCTTTGCTCTTTGTTAATTAAAGCAGGACCCTCTTCACTATGAAATACTGTTCTGTCTCCCATTTGTAAAGCTAAAGCTATTGTTTTAGAACCATCTTCTTCAATTTTAGATACTCTTCTTACTTTTCCTTTAGGATTAACCCACTTTTTTATATTATGAATTTCTTCAGCTAATGCCTCTGCTTTTTGTTCTTTTGTTAAATTTATCATTTTTATTTTTTTAGTAATGCTTCTGCTACATAAGTACCTTGAGCTCCTGATACTGTTATTCCTCTTGCTGATAATGCATCACCTACAAAATGTACGTTGGGAAACCTAGTTAAACTTAAATCATCGTAATTGACTAAAGGTTCTGGTGATAAATATTTTACTTCTGGCATGTAAATTCCCCAATCTTTACCTAACGTTGGGAATACTTTTTGCATGTCCGTTATAAAATCTTCAATATATGATGCATAATCTCCAATAGCATCCCATAAAGGTTCCATAGTATCTACAACTTGGGTTTCTACATAATCACCCTCTGTTGTTTTTGACGGTACTCTATGGCTAGGAGAGAAATATGTTCCCTTACCATCCCATTGCATTTTCTTTACTGCTTCTCTTGCCCAATCAAATGGTTTATCAATGTCTCTAATTTCCATTAATATACCAAAATTAGTCATATCATTTTGATATTTTTTATCTTTTTTAGCGTGACCATTATAACTAATGTCGCCATAAGTGTGTTCAGCTGCTACATAAGCTGCGTTATTATTAGTACAGAATGATCTTAATGATACACCTTTATCATCAAATTTTCTATATAATTTAAAATCATAAGCGATATCAATTAATTTTTGAAAGTGTTTTTGAGGTGCTTCAAATCTAACTCCAATTTGTACTGGTTTAGGTTCTGTTGGTAATTCATATTCTTCGGCTAATTGTTTGCCAAAGTCAATTCCTGATTTACCTACACCAAAAATAAGTTCATCATAATCTTCCCAACCACCATCATATATTACTATATTTTTGTCAAAATCGATGTCAGTTACTTTAGTTTCCCATATAAATTCTACATTTTTTTCTACTAAATAATCATACCAATTCTTGCCAATTTCATGTAGATAATCGGTTCCAACATGCCATACGGGGAATAAGCGTAAACCAAAATGTGGCTTGATAAAATCGGGTTCTTCTTGGGGATCTGAACATTGTACTTCAGATGGGTTTGGGTGGAATCGTTTAAAGTTTGCTATAACTTGATCAAACAATTCCATTGCTTTTTCATCGCCTGTGTATTTTGATAATTGACCCCCTATGGATGTGTGGTAAGTTAATTTACCATCGCTCCAACCACCAGCACCTAAAAAACCTCTCATTACATCGGAGGTTGGTCTTCTATAAGGATCTAATCCCATATCAATGATGGTGATTTTTCCTTTGAAATTATTGTCTACTAATTTTGTTGCGGCATTTACACCTGCAACACCTGCTCCTACTATTACTACATGCATATTTTATTAATTTGCGGTAGCGTACATAAAAAAGCTGTGGCTACCAAATTGGAGGCCACAGCTCTCTGAGAAATTATAAGTCGTCCGGCTATGAATCGGACTGTATGTTTATTAATTTTTGTTTTTTATTGATTTTTAAAACCCCAATTATCTGGATCCATTTTAGGAAGTCCATCATCTGGGGGTGTGTAACCACCTTTTCCCTTTCCATCAAATCCAGTGAATTGAAAATTAATTTTAAATTCTTCACCAATTTCCCCCATTACCTCCATTGGGTCTATTTGAGTAGATTTAATTAGTTGAAGTATGTCACCTATTACTTGGCCTGTTCTTTTATCTGAGCCTGCAGCACCAAAAGTTGCAACTTTATCATCGAAGCTTATATTATCAAAATTTTCTTCATTTATTCGATGATCTTGTGCGTTATCTAAACTAACTTCTACTGTTCCCCCCTGGGAATCTTCTCCGTTAACCTCTTCACCTGCTAAAAAAGCTTTTATGTCTTCAGGATCTGTGATTTCTACTTCAGTTCCATATTCAGAAGTTACTATTAAAACTTGACTAGCTTCATTTTCATATAGAGGTTTGATACCTGCTAATTCTTGGAATCGTTCTTTTAATAATTGTTTTGCCATTTTTATTTATTTTTTATTTCTTTTTTCCATTGTACGCCCACCAAAATAGGCACCAATCACTGTAATTAATACTAATTGAAGTAAATCTGTCCATTTAGCTTCAACAGTAAAGTTGATTGTTCCTGCGTCGATAAATATCATTAAAACTGTGGAAACAACTAAAAATATTAAGACTAAGGGTCTAACATTTTTACTTAACCAAGAGTCTGAATTCATATCAGCTGACCAACGATCAGTTATGTTTTGTTCCATTTTAGCTTCGTGTTCTGCTATTAAAGCTTTAATTTTTGCTTCTGCAGCTAATTTTTCTTCTTTTGAGGTATGTAAATTATCTATTACACCACCTACACCTTTTACCAGGTCAGCTGCACCACCTGAAAATAAATTTGTTAATATACTCATAACGTTTTGTTTTTGTTTAAATCATTTTGATTATTAATCACTTTCTACTATTTTGAATATAGCACCACTTATTATTTTTCCTCGCTTTTTGACTGCATATTTTATATCTTTTACTATATAATCTACTAATTCACGGCCAGAATCCCCTGCTGAGTAGCTCATACCTAAATCCATTTCGAAAACACTTTCTTTGAATGGGTGGAACCATTTTAGGTCTGATGATCTAACAGCGAAATTCCCATCTGCATGATTTCTTTCTACAACCATGCTGATGTCCATTACACCATCAACTGATATAGTTATTTGAGTCTTGCTCATAAGTTCATTATCATCAGATCTACTACTATGAGATCGTGTATGTACTGTCCTAGTACTTACACCCCATGTATTCGAAATGAATGGTAGCTGTACTACATTCCAATCACTCCCTCCATCAAAATCTCCATCAGCACTCATCCATCCACTAGCTTCCATCTTATAATTTGCTAATTCTTTCTCAAGAACCTCCCTAAAGTCCTTCCAAAAGGCGGTTGGTTTGTATATATCTATCAGTTCTGATTCACTTGATTCGTTTAATGTTGTTTCATTTAATACTTTAGATATCTCTTCTTTGATTATATTTCTTAGTTGGGATTTTTTCATTTTTGGTTGGTTTTTCTATAATTTTTTACCCAATCTTCCCAATCTCTAAAGAGAAGATTACCTTTTAAATATGCTTCCATTTCCATTTTTCTCATATGTTTATCATCTTGAGCGTATGTTGGGCTAGAAGCATCTCCCATTTCTAAATCACCTCTTTCATTTTGAACGTGATGAATTAATTCATGTGCAAATGATCTACAAATGTCTTTATCGTGTCTGTTTGTAATGTATAATACAACAGACATATTTGAAGGATCATAGTATGCTGTTTTGCCAAAGATGCCTTGAGCATTTTCCTCATCTTGTTTAAGATGAAGAGAAGGTACATTTTGAATGTCAAATTGCTCCTTTGCTTTTTTAAATATTTCCCCTAAGGCTTCTTTTAGTTCCATTATGCTTCTGTTTCTTCTTCATCTGGTTCTGTTACTGCATCATCACTTGGACTATCATCTGTATCTGTTGATGTTTCTTCACCACTAGACACTGGAATAGGAGCTGTTAGTATTGTTTTATTTAGTAAAGCCATTGCTAAATTTGCTTCTCTTGGATCAGTTATATTAAAAGGTTTATTGCTTATTATAGCTTTTATTACAAGTAATTTCGGGGTTACTTGTTCAATGTATAAATCAATAAATTGATTATTGTGAAAAAATACTCTGTATGATGGTGGTACTGTGTTTGCAGATTTTAAAGTAGCTACATATCTTTTTAGGGGAAAAAGTCTAAGATTTTCTTCTAAAGCTTTTCTAATTTTAGGAGGGACAGGAAAAGATCTCATTTCCTTTTCCATTAATTTTTTAATTTCTTTTCTTATTTGTTCTCTAAGTTGTTTCATACTAATAAGTATTAACCTTCATAAGCTATTACACCACCAGCAGTTATTCTAAATGCTGCTATAGGACCATCTACATACGAACCCGCAGGTGATGTTAAAGCACCTGCTATACCTGTGATTTGGGATACTTCTCTTCTACTTGCAGCAAATCCAGGATAACCATCTACAAAGTGGGTTTCTTTTGAATTTCCAAATTCAATTCTTGAAAAAGTAGTAGCTATAGGACAGTATATTTTTACAAAACTTCCTGTGTGTTCACTTGCTGCTGAACATGATATTACTCTTGTTATTTTTGCGTTTAATGACATATTTTTATTTTTTAATTTCGTTAAATAAACCTGAGGCTAATGTTTTTTCTTCTTCCATTCCCCCTTCCATTCCACTTACTGCTGGTTGAGTAGATTGTTTAAGTCCATCTGCTTCCTGGTCTAAAATTTCAAGATCTGTTTTTATTTTTTGAACACTATTCCAGTTATTTCTAAATTTAGCAACGAGAGTAGGTAATTTACCTATATTTTCTGGTGCCACTCCCTTAGTAATATAATGTTTAACTATTTCATCATCTGTTTGTCCATTATCAAACATTGGGTTCATATCTTTCCAAGCACCCTCCATTAATCTAGCTCTTTTATTATATCTGTCTACATGTTCCATTAAATTATCATTGCCTCTTTCTTTAATGTACTCTCTCATCATAGTTTCACCCATACCTGTTTTTTCAAATGATGGTGATGGGGTATCTAAAATGTAATTAGCTAAACCTGTTAGTTCTTCAATTTTTTCATCACCTCTAAAATTAGTTAGGTGTTTTAAGTTTTCAATAGTTTTTGAATCTAAAACAAAAGGCGCTGAGACCTCTTCTTCTTTATTTTCATTAATTTGACTATAAATGTAATTTAAAGCAGCCTCTTTATCGCCATTGTGTAATTGATCAACAACCTTTTGACCTATCGCTGCATATTCACCATTAGTCTGTGAAGGACGTTCTCCAAACTTACTTTTAATGTCTAAATATCCTGAACCAATTATAACTAAGTCCTCATCTGGATTGTCTAAATCTTCATCATCATAGAAATTTTTAGAGATATCATTATTTACCTGTCCCATTGATTTATCCCAATCACCTTCTCCTTCTAAATTTACTGATTTACCTAACGTTAAATCTTTTTTTGCATCTTCTTTTTCATCACCTTGTAAAGTTTGAAAATCTGGATCCTTTAACATATCAGGTAAAGCTTTTTTACCAGCGTATTTTTTTTCTTTTGTTATTTTTTTCATATCTTTTTCTTTTATTGCGCCTTTTTGGTTAAATTGACCTAAATTTACTGTTGTGCCATTGTCTAATGTTAGAATAAAGCCATTATTTTTAGCTATTGTTCGGGATGTACCTAAATATGTTACTTTTTTACCTGGTTGTAGTTTTTCGTTATTTTTAAAATCGTCTGCTTTTATTTTATCACCATAATTTTTTTCAAAATCTTCATTCATATTATTTTTAGGCATTATCCATAAATGAATACTACCATGAACACCTGCTCGAGAGTGGTCTGTTATTTCGTAATCTTCTATTTGATCTTGGAATTTAGTGTATGTTTTAAGTGCTGCTGCCTTTGCTGCTGCTTTAGATCTTTCAATCTTATCTGAAACATCTTTACCAAACATTGCCCCTGTATAATCAGGACCATTATAGTGTGGAAATAAAATCCTAAATCCTCCTGTTCTTTTATCGGGATGAGTTGAAACACCTTTCATTGTGTCTACAAGTTCCATATGATATTGGTCTGCATAATTTAACATGTCAGAAGATAATGTGCCTTGACTTTCACTTAAATTTTCTACACCTGCTAAAGCTGCTAGGTCTTGATAATCCATTTTTACTATTTCCATTTCAGATTTGTCTTTTAAAAGACTTTTTATAAGATCATTTACATGGGTTCCCATTTCTTCTGCTTTTTTAACTAAAGCATTAAAATATGGGTCGTTTGGGGGTCCTACTTCGTTTTTTAATTTACCTACATCATCATCACTTTCCATTTTAACTACTTTAGCGTTTATATTATCTTCTTTAGCTGCGGCTACTATTTCTTCTGCTTTTGCTTGATCTATACCAAAGTCTATTGTTTTTCCTGTGTCTATATTTACTACTTTAAAAGAAGTAGATTCACCCTCCCATACTCCAGGCATACCACTTATACTATTTCTTCCACCTTCATGACCTGCTCCATAACCATCATGTTCATGGCCTTTCCTCATTTCTTTTATGGATTTTTTAACTAATTGTATGATATCTTTTTTTTTCATTTTAAAATCTTGTAAAGCGTGTTCTGTTAGGATTACCCATGTTTGTTACTTCCATACCTTTTGTTTGGTGACCTTGTCCTCCGTCTCCTGCATTTTGGTTATTATAAAATTCTAATTCATCTTCATCAGATAAAAATGTTCCCCCTATACGAGGAGAAGAAGAGAATTTATCCACTTGTCCACCACTTGATCCAGTACCCATATATTCTTTAATTACTGATTTTACTAATTCTCTAAGCTCCTTCTTTGTCATTTAATTCTTTTTTTAGCTTTTTTCTTTCAATGTCAAATTCTTTTTTTACTTTATTTCTAAGCTTATCTTTATTAGTTCCTCCTACCCATCTTTCAATAATACCATCTTCAGAAACAAATCCTGAATTAGAATTGCTGTTTACTACATCTAATAAATATGACTCCATTTCATTTACTATATCAAAAGAATTATTTATTTTTAAAGTTTTAATATAATTATCATATTTACCATTAATTTTTAATTTATGTTCAAATTCTACAACACAATCAAAACACTTTTTATGTATTTTATAATTAGGTTTATCTAAACGTTTTTTCATTATTTTATTACAACAAGGACAACTTAAAGGTATAAATACTTCTTTTTTAATAGCATCTAATTTAGATACTGTTTGCTTAATGCCATTTTTTATTGTCCATGTTTTTCTTCCTTCTGTCCAAACATCACCTTCTTTATGGTCTGTTTGTTTTGTGTTGTAACCAATTTGTGTACCAGTTGATGCACCAGTTTTGCCCATAATTAAATTACGAGCTCTGTTTACGTCTTTTCTTTTAAATTCTTTTTTTAGCATAACTTTTATTTTAGCTTACGTCCATTGAATCATCCCAAGTTAATTTAATCCCTTGTTTAGATAAATCTGTAGCTGCTGTTTCTAATTTTTCTTCATCCATATTTCTTAAATGGATTTCCCTACCTAATAATTTAGATAGTGATTCTTGTGCATCTCTCCAGCTATCCCAACCTTTTACTCTTTTTTCTCCATCAATAACTGTTCTATAAAAACCACCTGAAGTATTAAACCAAATATTAATGTCTTTTATTCCTCCTTCTATACCATCAACTTCGCTTACTTCTGTCTTCTTATACTCTTTTTCATATGCATCTATAGCTGCTTTATCTCTATCTCCACCATGATATCTCATTAAATCCATATTATATTCTTCTTTTAAATATCCTAATTCAGATGCTATTTCTTTTAATGATTTTTCTTTATTTTCAGAAAACTGCTTCTCCCCTTTTGTACTGATATCTTTTCCTCGCTTAGCAAATCCTGCGCCTGGGATTCTCTTTCCTAAACCATAATCTTTCATTTTTTTAGGATCTTGAGGTTTTAAAGTGTATCTTTTTTCTTCTTCTTCTTCTTTATCTTCATCATTTTCAAACATAGGCTCATCAAAATCAGATCTAATTGCTGGGTCCATTTTAGGATCTTCTTTATCCATCATATCTCTAATGTAAGCTGCTTTTGGATCTTCAGGTAATGTGTCTATTATACCTTTTCTAACTAAACCCATAAAATATAATTTAGCTTTTTGATCTAATGATAATTCTTGAATTCTTTCTTTTAAAGGAGTTCCATCACTTTTTGTTGGAAGTGATTTTGCTATTTTTTCTTGATCTGGAGTTAAACTATTTTTAGTTATAAATTTCCAACCATCTTCTACTGCTTTTTTATAAAAATCACTATCTTTTAAACCATCAGGAAAAGCATCTGCTGTGTATATTTTTTCTGTTCCTGGTTTTAATGCATCTGCATGACCCCCAGCTATATCCTCAATTTGATCTACCGATTTTTGGGCTTCATCTCCTGTTAAGTAAGTTATAGCGTTTTTAACTTCGTCAGGTTGTTGTGCTAATGAGACCCCTTGATCAGTATTATATTTGTTTGATAGTATTTCTAGGTTTTTTATTAATTCTTCTGGGGCTTTTGCTTTTTCTAATGAAGGTAATATTATTCCCACTAAATCTGATCTTACATCATCATCTACCGTAGTAGTAGGACCAAATCCTGGTAAATCTTTTTCTTTTGCTAAGTTTTTTAATGAATCTTTTATTTTATTAGCATCTAACTCTTCATTTATGGTTTTACCATGTTTATGTTCTACTAGCCATTTTGTGTAATTAAATTTTTTCATTTTTATTTTTTTGCTCCAGGTTTACCTGCGTTAAAGTTATTTTTACTAAATTCTAATCTGTCAACTAATTTGATACCATTCTCTGTATGGTCAACCGCTACAAAACCTTCTGCTTTAGTTACACTTAAGGTACCATCTCCATTATCGATAAAGTGTTTAGTTGCTACAGCTTTATCATATTTGGTAATAAATATAGCTTTTGCTTCAGAGAGCAATTTACTTACTTTAAACAGATTAAGTACTATTTCTTTTTTAGAATCGAATATTTTTAATTTTTCTTCTCCCTCTGTTTTCTTTCTTTCTTTTGATTCTGGTCGTTTAACTTTTTCAATACTTTTGTCAACTGCTAATTGGTACCAACTTTTAAATCGTTCAAAAGATTTGTTTGGATCATTAATAAATTCTCCTTTTCTTATTTCTTGGTTTAAATAAGTATTTAACATATTTGTTTTAGCTCTTGAAGAAAGTTCATCTGGTAATGCATCGTAATCCACATTAATTGAATCTGCTTCTTTGATTTTTTCTAATACAAAAGCCTCTTCCTTGCTACTTAATAAAACTCCTGTATCGTCTTTAAAATAAGCATCGTCAAACCAAACATCTGGTGTTTGACTTAATCCACTTACATCTGCCCCAAATGAAAAATCACGTTGCTCTAAAGAATTATAAGTTGTATGCCAAATGACTCCTATTTTAGCATTTAGTATTTTTTTACCTATTTCCGAATTTGCTTCAATTGCATATCTAATTGTATTAGGTCTAAAAGTATAATGTGTAACTCCATCTATATTGTCTGTTTGGACATCATTACTGTCAAACATAAAATCACCTTGTAATATATTTTTTATTCCTAAAGCAGGTAAATATTGTAATGCTAATTTTAATTTTTTAACTAAATCACCTGAATGGCCATGGTTTTTATCTATGTCTTGGGGAGTATAATTAATTTTAGGGGTAACTGTATTAAATATTCCTTTAATACCCACAAAGAATTTTCCATTTTCAGGATTAATACCCGCCCATACTGCAGGGGCACCATCCCATTTTACAGAAACATTTTTTATGTTATTGTCTTCTCCTTTTAAATTTTTAATTAATTCATAAAGAAATGATTTTGCTTGGTTATAACCATCTTGTCCTTGAGTTAATACTAATTCTTCAAGGTGTGTTAGGTGTGTGTTTGCTTTTGTTTCTGTTAAGATTTCTGTTAGTTGTTCTTTCCACCAATTTTGTGAAAATAGTTTTGTTTCTTCCATTTTTTTAGCTCGTACTGTTTCCCCCACTGCTGGGAAAGGTTTATTCTTAATTTTTTCTGATGGCTTACCATCCCAATTACCTGGATGTTTTGATGAGGCCCCATCCCATCCATTTGCTTCTCCTACTGATAATTTTGGGCTAGATGTTTGGAAATCCTTTTTTCTCATTACTGTTTTAGCTATTGCCTTATTAGCTAACTTCATAAAGGGGATGTTAAGGTTTGTTCTGTTATCCGTAACTACTAATTCTTTATATTTAGTTAAAAATTCAACAAATTCATCTTTTTTTCTAGCTAAACGTTTAAAAAACCCAATTAATTCTGCCCCAGATATTTCCTTTTTATTACGAGGATCATTTAATCTATCGAAAAAATGTTTGTCTGTTAATACTACATCAACAGGGTTAAGTTGTTTGTCTGCGAATGTATCTACAGCGTCTATGTCTGCTGCTGACATTTCTTCGTATAATTTTCTTGTAAGTGTACCTTTTATATATTTAGGTACTTTATAACCTCCTCCCCCATAGTTATTTCCTTTCATATTAGACATATCCTTACTTAAACGTTTAAGATTTTTAGCATGTTTGGCTTTTTCCTGATTATTCATAGTACCCATCATTTCCTCAATTTCAAGAGGATTTTCTACATCAAATTCTATATTTGGATATTTATCTCTTAAGGTATATATTGCTTTTCTGTTTTCTGAAGAATCATCTATAAAAAGGACTTTTTTGGTTGTATCTTTAATTCTATTTTCTATCCAATTAGCTTTATCCTCCCCTGTTACTGGTTGTCCCTTTTCTTTATTTAATCCTAAAGGAACTACATAAGCCCATATTCCTTGATCTTTAAGAAATTTTGTAACTGGTAATCCTATAGCTCTTGCTGTTAATATGGTTACTTTAGCATTTGGGTTTTGTATAGACTTTAAAAGTTTTTGGAATACTTCATTATTTAATGTACCTTTACTTATTAAATTTGCAAATGCTTTAAAATCCCAATTTATTTTAATTCCTTTATCATATGAATTTTTTAAAAAATCTTTTTTTTCTTCAAAATCTATAGATGTAGTTTCTCCTTTTTCTATTATTTTTCCTTCTGGAGATTCTACTGTGTAGGGAATGGGGGTTTCTACTCTTGCTATTGTTTCGTCAAAATCGTATATGTGTAATTCTGATTCTCCCCCTCTAGATTCATACATTCCACCAGCACCTCCTATACCTGAAGCTGCACTATATTGTCCTCCTCTTCTATATTTGTATCCAGGTTCTATATCATCTTTAGGACCATCAGGCATTCCTGCTTTCCATTCACTACTTTTCATGTAATCTAAAACATGGTCGTTTGGGTCATATAAA